ACCTCAAAATCAGCCGGCAGATCGGTCACTAAATCTGTTGCCGTTGGCATTTGCCAGCCAAATGGCGTTGTTGGATTGCTCATCTTTTCTCCTTACGCTACGACTAAGGCGGTTGCCCAATCTAGGCTGCCGCTTATTGTGTTCCATTGCTCTGCAATTGGTACATCTTGCCATTGCATGGCTTGCAATGAAAATGCCAATGGTGAAATGATAGCCGTGACCGAAACGCTGTTGTAGGCGGCACGCCATGTCCAGCCTTCGACAAATCCCAAAAATGTGCCGGCGGCCATGTTCAACGGCAAATCGGTGATTCGGGTAGGCATGCCCATGAAAATGTTGATTAACGCATCCCGATCCACATCATCTAATTCGGGGTTTGTCAGCTCAAATGTAAAGTCGTTAAAATTGAACTGTGGATACGATCTTAAAGTCAAGTAAAAATCAGCCTGATCATTTGCATCGGCTAAATGCCTCAAAGTAGTTGTAAAGATTTGCGACAATTGACCAAATTCGGAAATGGAATCTGGATCATTCGCGCTGGTTTCATTTGTGCTGTTTTGGCCGTATTTGATTGTTATGTCGTTTCGCACATCACCAGCACGCTGTTGGATACTTAGACCCGATGCAATTGATTGATTGGCTGTTAAATTAACATAGCCATTTGTTGCCAAGTAGATTGAGCGATGATCAGCCGATGCGTAGCTGATTTGGCCGGTTGCCGATTCGTAGATGTAACCCAATCCGGATGTGGCTAAAGCTGAAACTAATGAATAAACATCAATTCGTTCTGATGATCTTTGTGCCAGCTCATAGCTGCCGGGTGTGTCAATCTCACCCAATCCGCTATTTTCCGCGTTTTGCCATTGAATCGTTGGCTGATAGTTTTGCCATTGTAAAGCTGCCGGTACTTCGTTCCATGAATTGACCAACAGATCGGTGAGAATCGTAAGAATCTGATCACCATCAAAGTCATGTTGCAAAACGCCATCGGTCAAAGCTTTTGGCAATCGCGACAATGCACCTAGCGCAATAATTTTGATGCGTTGTGCGTAGGCAACCGATCCAACTTCGGCCACGGCAATGCCAACCTCCACAATAGACCCACCAAAAATTGGCACAAATGTAGCCGTGCTATCTTGCAGCTCGACAGTAAGTGAATTGTTGATTTCAATGACAACATTTGATTGATCAAGGTTGATTAGCTCAAGATTTATGTATCCGGCTTGCGCCTGTTCATAAATGTTTGTTCGACCGCTTGTAATTGTAAGGTTGGCCAAAACAGCCGTTTGGTATTGCACGCCACCAATTGTCACGCGCCAAATTGGGTTAAAAACTGTCATGCTATTTGTAAATTACCCGCGCCACCGGTGCCGCGATAGAAGCTGTTGTTGAGCGTGTCAATAATTGTTCGCGCTGTACCTTCCGAATCAATTGCGCCGTTTACAGTTAAATTGATGGTTGTTGGTGATTGACCAGCTGATGTCATACCTACTCGGTTTGGATCAAAGACATCTTGTGGCCTTACTCCAGCTGATGTCATACCGACACGATTTGGATCAAAGACAGGCACAACAATTTTTGGTTTTGCCGGTGTTGTCACAACGCCTGAATTGCCACCGCTTGGCACAAATGGCACATCTGGCGCAGACGGCACAGATGGGCGAACTGGTGTCGTGTCAAAATCTCTACGACCTTCAAATGGTGCCAAAGTTCGTCCGGTACCGGGTAATTCAGCCAGCGGCGTTTCGTCTTGATCAGCCAACTTATTTGCAGCTGCCACAACCACCGCTGCCGCTGCAACAGCGGCAAGGCCAGCCAATGGATTTTTTGCAAATGCTTGAGCAATACCTGCAAGGAGTGATGACCTTCTCAATCCATTGTAGGCTTTAATCAATAGGTTAATCAAAGTAATTACCGCCGTTACACCAGCTGTAATTTTGCTAATAACAAACATCCCGGCAAGAACAGCGGCCGTCACAATTATGACTTCTTTAAACTCAACAATGGTTTTCAATACTTTTTTTACGCGCTCGCCAAAATCAAATGCGCTTTTGTTTGCTTCTTTGGCTGAGGCATCAAAACTTTGATCACCAGTAAGACCAGCGATAAATGCCAGCAAATTGGGAACAGCTACATCAATTAAATATTTGCTTAATTTTTCAATGGTTGGCAGCAATGCGGCTCCAATGGCCTCTTTAGCCTCATCGGTTGCAATCTTAATTCGCTCAAATTTTTTGGCTGTTGTTTCTGCCGCGCCTTCGGCAAATTTGCCATAGGTTGTTTCCAGTTGCTTGATAATTTTGTCATTGTCTTTTGACTTTAATAGATTTGTGTCAAGTCCAAGACCTAATTTTCCAAGCGCGGTAGTATTTCCGTCATAGGCTTTGCCCAAAGCATTTGTTACTGTTTCCAGCGGTTTTCCGCTTGCCGCTGCAAGATCAAGTGCCAGATTGAGCAACCTTTGAGCTTCATCAGCATCTTTTGTGCTGCGTACCAAACGGCTAAATGCCGGGCGCAATTCGTCATCTGTAACACCAATGGCAATTGATGTTTTTGTAATGTAATCCTCAACGCCTTCAATTTGCGCCGCTGTAGCTGATGTGGTTGCCTCAATTGTTTTTGCCAATAATTCTTGCGCCGCTTGATCCTCCGCGGCGGCTTTGACCGCATCAAACGCATACTTTAAAGCGGCTGCACCGGCAACGGCAAAAGCCAAAGCCGCTTTTTTGCCGAATGATGTTACCTTGTCACCAAATGATTCCGTCTGTTTGCTAGCCGTGTTTAATCCTGCAACCAAATCTTTCGTTTCTGCAAGAATAGATAACTTGAGAGTTCTTGATCCGGTGGCCATTAGTCATACTTCCTAACGATCTTATTGAAAGCTTCTTCCCATTGCTTAATGATTGCAGGTTGTTCAGCTCTTAATGTTGGGTAAATAAACCATCCACGCGATCCCCGGCCTTCACGACCAGACCAAACCGGGAATTGTTTGAATTTATTTGATCCAAATTCATAACCACCCCAAAGCTGTTGAGTTGTGGCCCCACCACTAAATTTTTGCGAAACAAAGCCAAATGACAGCTCACCGATTTTTGATGACTTACTTACACGGCTTCCTTGAGCAATCCGCGATGCTGCCACATTTGGCCGGGTTTGTGCGGCTGAAATGATTTTGCCTTGAACATAGGTGGCAAGATTATTTGAGACACTTTTTGATTGTTGGATGGCTTCATCATCCATCGCTTTGAAAGCGCGTGTGATTGATCGCAATTCTGCCTTGTCATAGGTAATTGCATCAGTTGCCACGATTGCGCCTTTCTAGTATCTCAATTACTGTCAAAATGTCTTCGGCTGATTGAAAATCATTTGGTGATAACCCGGTTTCTAAGGCTATCTCCCAAATGGTTCGGCTTAGGCTTCCGACAGGATAACTTTTGGGTCAAGCTCACCAACAATCACATCTGCAATGGTCTCTGTCCAAACCTCAATTGGCTTGATCGGTTTTCCAGCTGCATTGCGTTTCATTGCGTAGTAAGCAAGAAAAACAAGATCGGAAATTCCCATTTTGTCTTGCGCTTGAGCAATTGTGTTGCCTGTGTGCTTTTCCCATTTGACCCATTCCGGCGGTGCAGCCGTGTAGGTTTCTTGACTTCCATCGTTATACTCAATCGTAATTGCTAGTTTCATGCTCCCGATCTCCTTTGTTAGCTAATTGTCAAAACAGGTGTTGTGACACATGTGAAAGCAAGTGAAACTGTTTGTGCATCCGGTGCGGTGCCTCCGGCTGATGGCAAAATTGGCTGCACATCAAACGCAAATGATGCGCCTGAATCTGCTCCAAAAATGACCGACAAACCAGTTTGTGGTGCGTTCGTTGCAGCTGTCCACAATGCTTCACAAAGTGAATTTGCAGCTCCCCAATCGGCCAGCATTTCAACGGCAAATGAGCCTTGAGTATCTGTTGTGTAATACGCTTTTCCATCAAGTGTCTGATAAGTGTTGATCGTTGAATCAACAGTTAATGTTGCTGATGTAGCTTGAGCGTCAAAATTATCACCATCAATGGTGAAGCTGATGTCTCTGCCCGTTATGATTGTTGTTGGCATGATTTCTCCTTAGTTGGTGTAGTAGGTGCTTATTTGTAAATCGGCCGTAAGATACTTACCGGCACCGACTTCCAATGGTTGTGGGCTGCTCACATCGCCAACTGTGTAACCCGCTGGCATTGTGCTGATGATGCTGATCATCAATTGTTCGAGATTGTCTAAAGCTGCGGCATTGTTGGAATAACCAACCACACCGGTCACATTGAAATTGATTTTGACTTTTGTGGTTGCGCCATTAATCAAAAGGCTTTCAAGGTACGGCGATCCGGGCACCAAACAAATGCTTGGTGATGTCATTGTCTCTGGTATGCCGTTATACACATTGGCCGCAATGGTTGATAGTGCGGTTTGCAATGGTGTGCGAATAGCTGATTCGATGGTCATTGGCACATCGTTTCAACATCTAAAAATGGCCCCAATAGGCCAATTACTCTATTGCTCAAGCTGCGGCCTAAAATAAACGGCTGCGGCTGAAAATTGTCTGCCATGATCTGATTGCCGGGAGCTGTGATGCTTTGAAAAATCTCAACCGCCACAACCAAAATTGCGTTTTCAATCGGTGGCGTATTTGCATAAAGCGATGCGGCTGATCCACCGGATAAGGTAGCCAATGCGCTAGGAATAAACGGCAATGGGTATGTTCGATCAGCCGCCGCTGTTGCCGCTGTAAATGT